GTTGGCGTAGCTTTATAAAAAGGGTGAATGCAGTTTCTGAGAAAGATCTGGGGAGTCGCACTGTGGTGCGTAATAATTTAGTTGTGGAGAGTTTCACAATGAATTTGGCAGGTGAATCGTTCCAGGAGCAGATGCAGCTCGGTTTGTATACTAACCGTGATTCGGCGGTTGATCATCTTAATGATATTGGTGTTATGACACGTGATACTGATGTTGGAACTACTGGTAAATTGTTATTTCATAGTGCTATATTGGATTGTACATTTAGGAATACATCTTCACATAATGCGGTTGATACTTTGAATTTTAGTACAATTCGTTTGGAGTGTGATGTGTATGAGATTAGTTCTAGTGCTGAATGGGGAAATGCTAATGGCAGTCATGGAGCTAATACTCTTAAGGATGTTTTTGGTGAAGGTGCTACAGATACAGCTAATGTTCCTGGTAGTACCAATTCTTTAATTCGGACTCGTAGAGGATGGAGTCCTTGGGATCTTCCTAGTGCTCTTTCAGAGTATAGAATTAAAATATGGAAAAAGACCAAGTTTATTATTGGTGAAGGTGAAACATTTACATATCAAATGCGAGATCCAAAAAGACATAGATTGGATCGTCAGCGTATGAATATAAATGGTAATAACTTACCTGGATTTACTAGATTTTTATATGTGGTTTATAAACCAGTTCCTGGATATGTTTATACAGATTTGACTCCTGACACAGTTTCTTTGAGTTGTGGAGTTACTCGGAAGTATATGTATAAGGTTTTAGATAAGACTCAGGACTTTGATTATTTTCAGAGTTAGGGTTAAGGTTTTAGGTTTTAGGGTTTTGATATATATTAAGCAATATTAGGTCTAGATATAAATGTTACGTTTCTACATCTACATCTTCCTGTTGTTGTGCATACTTGTGGAGTTTGTTCAACTTCTTCCTTTGTTTCTTCATGTCCGTAATCTAGACTGAATATCGAGGTGGAGAATCTAATGGTTTTGAATCTTCTTCTGATCGGTTCATAATCATTTCTGTTCGGGAAGCACTCTTCGATTGTATAGTTGGAGAGGACGATAATTTTGATGGGTCTAATTCTTTGAAGACTTCCTCCTTTAATTTGGGCTGTAAAGGGATATCTGTCGGCCCATATCTTGAGTTGACTGGCTGTACATTCATTCTTTGGAGACCATTCCTCGATGGCCACGATAGGTTGATTGTTGTAACCACACCACCACTTATTGAGTTCCTTCTGGTAGTGATCTGGATGTCTGGCCCAAAGTAATCTGGACTTACCTGTTCCTGTTGGTCCAACCCACCATTCGTTCTCAATTGTTTCAAGGATCTTGGGTTCTGGTCTTGATAATGATCGGAGTGTAGCCATGTATCGAATGTAGATGGCTGGACTCTCTTTTTCGATGTCGTCGAGTCTTCCTTCTCTTGCCAATTTAATAATGTTGGCCCATTTCTCTTTGGTTGATTCGGCTCCGGATTTAGGCAGTTGACCTTCTTCTTTCCATTTCCCTTCTTTTTTGCAATATTCAATCGCCTGTCGGAGTGAGCCTTTTCTTTGTTCAAGATGGGCTCGTTGGAGGATGGACTTGAGAGCGTTAAATCGTATTGGCTTTCTGAAGTGGATGTATCCTTGGATATGTTCCGTTCCCTCTGTTCCTTTTTCAATCGCGGTGATAATGTATTGGAAGTGTTCATGTTGTTTTGCTTGTTCAATGTCGAGTGTATCCCAGGTTGTTGGATTGTTTATTGTGAAGCAATATCCACGAGCGATCATAAACAAAAATGAGCTCGGCTAACCGAAACTTGCCCCCTAGTATTACCATAGGGGCAAGTTACGTTTCTCTTGTTATTTGTATGGTTTGTAACGCGTGTTGTTTATCTTGTTTTTTGTATGTGAAATTTTTACTTGATTTATTTCTGATTATTTTTCTGATAATTTCATGTCGCACGAAGTGTACTACTTTTGTGTGGTAGTCATTTGCGGATTTGCATGGTAGTGGATAAGTTACTTCCTAGTAAAATGGCTTTTGGTAATCGTCGTGTTAGTTCTTCCCTATTCCGTACTGCTGGACGATATGGTCGTACTGCTGCTATGTATTATGCTTCTCGTCTAGGTCGTAGAGCTGGTATGATGATGCAACGTAGGCGTGGTATGACTATGACGCGTAATCGACGTCAGGTTCGCAGTGGTAATGGTGTAACTACGCAACATGATCGACAGTTGGTGTATCGTAAAAGGACGATGCCACGTTTTAAGAAAAGACGTTGGCGTAGCTTTATAAAAAGGGTGAATGCAGTTTCTGAGAAAGATCTGGGGAGTCGCACTGTGGTGCGTAATAATTTAGTTGTGGAGAGTTTCACAATGAATTTGGCAGGTGAATCGTT